CAGGATTGCCCGGTTTACTAGAGAGGTGTTACTACTCGATGCAAACTAGCTCTCTACCTACTGGCATATACTATGCCCGAAAAGTAGAGCATCACCAGCGAGATAAATCGCTTGGGCTATGATCACCGTGACAACCAAAGTCTTTCGACTGAAGGTTAGTCTCGGGTCATAATCCACGCGGCGTCGGCCGGGAGAATTCTCTCTCCGACCTAGACGTGGGTCACCCCTTCGTGGAGCCTTTTCAGGCCCTCGATTGGAATTTCCCACTAAATCACGCTACGTAGTCGAACACTCCAATGAATGGAGTGTCTCCAGCCCTGAAAGGCGAGATCCTTGCTAGGACTCGCCACCCAGGACCTTGGAAACGACCGCGTTCGAAGTCGCAGTGAGCAGGGTGTTGAACCCGACCCAAACTGCGAGAGCCTCAGCGGCTGTGTAACCGACATCCGGAACGTCGAAGACGATGTAAGTTGACATCGACTTCTTAACGTTTTCGGAAGTGTCGAACACATCCGCGGCGATCTTCGAGGTGTCGAACCGGACCATCCGGCGGTACCGCTTCCCGTAATCGTGGGAAACGGTGAGACGGTTGTTACCGTCTCCCGACAGGTACTCCGATCGGTTATCTCCCGTGCTTACGCGCGGAAGGCTGATCGGCGTACCCGAAACCGTGATGGTATTCGGATCGGCTAGAGACATAGGCATCACTCCTAGAGAGCATTACGCTCTCCTATTTGACGGTTTACAGCTAGTACAACATCTGTTACTTGCGCCTGGACAAACCAAGCGCAGCAACAATGGCCTTCTGTGCGTCTGATAAAGACGACAGATCTATGCCAAAACCATATGGCGTTGCCCTTCTTCGCTGTTTCGTCTCAGTTATGAAACGAACAGTGTAAGGTGTGCCAGATCCATCGTAAAATGTACGAGGATCGACACAGTTATAGGTACGAGTTGCAACGGAATGTTGCATCATGTACCCGTAACGCAGCACCAGGCTATGATCCGCAAAGGCGTGGACGTTATGTAAAACGTCCCCAGTATTCGCGAACCAGTCAAATGCCCAGCTCCACGGAGTAACGTTCCAC